TCATTTTGGGGCTTGACTTTTAATAGTTAGTCTCCAATCCGGTTCTGAGCGCATCTTGCCATCAGAGGCCAGCCACGCAATGTCACATCCAGTGAGAATAAACTGCATCGTCAGCTCGTGGTTGATGCAGTTTCCCAGCTTGCAATAAATGATCTCCATATCCTCTTCGGTAAAGGCTGTGCCCAGAAAAGCATTGATGGAAACCCGCATGGCATTGTGGAAGCGGTCATTTCGCCACTCCTGAGAATAGGGCTGCGTTTTGAAGGCTGCCCGTGACAGCCACTCCAGAACCTTGGCCGCAATGTCCTCGGGGGTTGCGCAGTTGGCCAGCAGGAAATATTGGTTTGTGCGCGGATGAGCAATAAACTCGTCTCGGCTGTTGATATAGCTGCCAGGGAAGGACACAAGCAGCTTCTTTCGGGCCTTCATGGTATCGCCGCAGTTGTCAAGCACCCTGCTCACCTCCATTCTGGAGCATCCGGATCTGGGCCAGAACCTCACGCGCGGCCCTCTTTCCATTCTCCGTGAGCTGCCGCTGCCATGCGCCCTGAGAAGGGCACCACTTGAAGGCGTGAGACTTCAGAATGGCCCGGATGTCAGGCTCAGGCTTTCCCTCAAAGATGAGCTGCACCCGCATGGTGGAGCTATTCTCGTGGTATGTAACGCCGGGCAAATCATCCAGAGCAACCGGCTGGGCGTTTTCCTGCACAGCGGCTTCCATTTCAGCAATGCGCTTTTCGATTTGCTGAATCTGCTTCCTGACGTTCCCAATCTGCCATGTGAGGTACGGCTTGCGGTCATTCCACTGCCGCATTCGGCCTTCGATTGCAGCCTTCTCCAGAGGGCCAATGTCCGGGCATCCATCGAGAGTGTCGTTCTCCCGGTAGAACAGGTTGACAGCCTTCATGTGCTCATGCTGGCCCTTGACGCGCTCCAGCTTCTTCCGCAGGGCGGTCAGGGCTTCAGGGTCGCGGCTGTTGATGGGGGCGTTGTGCCCATAGTCCCGGATGCTGTCCAGAAGCTCAGCAGCCTTGTTATAATTCATAAGGTTTGCGCTCCAAGCCTCACCCTGACGCTTCTTCTTTTCCACAGGGAAGTTTGCACCGCCGACAATCAGGATGCTCGGACACCATGTGCCCACCTCATTGTCACGGTTAATAGCAAAGGCCAGCGTCCGCTCGTACTTGTCGAGCATCCCATCCACCCGGTTGCGCTGGGCTGTGGTCTTGCACTGGGCCTTCACTTCTTCAGCAATGCGCCGCGCCTCATCCACCTGACGCTGATATTCAGCAGTGGCAGAGCCTTCCACATAATCTCGCGTGGAGCGCATCTCGTGCGCTCGCCGGGCCATATCCTCGTTAATCTCATAGCTCATTGTTTACGGCCTCCATTCACTTGCGGGAAGAACAGCCTCCCGATGTCCTTCTGCGGGATGTCCATCAGCTCACAGATTGCAGCAATCTGATCTCCACGCCAATGGGAATGGCCCCGCATCTTCATAGAGAATGCGCCTTCACTGATGCCAACGGCTTCAGCAACCTCCCTGTCATGGTATCCGTGCTCATGGAAAATGCCTCTCAGGGCAAAGTACGGAATATTGCGGTAGCTCCCAACAGGGGGCTGCCCAGCAGCTCGAACACGCTCGTTCATTCTTTCTTCACCCCCTTCCCAGTGAGAGCAGCAACAGCATCGTCAATGTCGTATTCGCCAACGCAGTTGATGTGGCTGTATGTCCTGAGCTGCGCTTCCGCTCCATCATTCCAGACCTTCAGGTTGGCATACTTGCCGGGGTTCTCCGCAGCCTTCCGATATGCTTCTCCAAGGTTGTCAGCCTCAACATCAAAGCTGCCCCAGACCTCCAGAACTGCATCGATTGTGTATTTCGCCATCTCCGCGCCTCCTCTCATACGTCCCGGCACACCTTGTGATATGCAAACCAGTGACCCTGCCGCCTGAACAGCTTATGCCAGCTCGTGAACTCCTGCCCTGTGCAGTCATAGGGGCTGTTGTAGTATTCCAGATAGCAGTTGCCGCGGAACCAGTCAGCAGCAGCCTCTTCGTGCATCCTGTCCAGTTCATCGGGCAGCCGAACCAAATCCAGATGGCCATTATAATCACCACTGATGATGCGCACATTGGAAGCCGGGCGGTTGTTGTAGGCCCGAATCTCCCTCTTGACTGTTGCGGCCAAATTTTTCACGGCGGACTTCTTCTCAGCAGAGGCAGGAATATCGTTCTGCATGAACATCAAGAGCGCATACGCATCCCGCAGCTTTTCATTATCGGTAATGTTGAACATTGTCTTTTCCTCCGATCAGTAAATCTCGCACCGCTGCATTTCCTCAACATACTGGTTGATTTTCTCCAGCGTAGTCCATGTGGGCTTGCAGTCCTCAGGGAGGCTCGCCCACAGGCTCCGCATTGTCTGTGCCTGGCTCTGGACGTTTCCAGCCCAGAGGCAAGCATCGCTCCGGTGCCCAGCTCCAAGGAAGTATCTGCAATCTGACAAGAGGCGGTCAAGAAGAACATAGCGGTCATGCTCGCTGCGGTTTTGTGGGTCAATCTCACAGCTGCCGAACTCAGCATCAAGCGGAAAGTACAGATGTGCAGAGGCTTCCAGATAGTGCGGCCAGTATTCAGGGTACAGCCCATAGGAGCCATCAGGAAGCACTGTGAAGGCGGTAGCAGTCACAACAAGGATGTTCCTTTCAAGGGGAAGGCCGCGAAAGGTGTTGATTGCGATTCTGGCACATTCCATCTCGCCCGTGCCAGCAGTAGGACAATGAGTGATGGCCTTTGCCGGGTCATATCCGGCGGCCTTCAATCTTTCTAAAACGGTCATGTTCTTGCCTCCCTTAGAGTGTTTTTGCGCTGCTCTTGAACCCACAGACGTAGGCGTAGGTATCTTTGCGGCTGCAATCCTCAGCACAGACCACACGGAACCGCCGCTGCGGGTGGAGATTCTTCCGAACCTCTTTTTCATACTCGGCCACAGCACCATCATAAGCCCTACGGCCAGCATAGAAAGAGTGGCTGCGCCATCCTGTCACATCAGAGGCCCCAGCGGGCAGGAATCCCGCCTGCACGATGTAAATCTTCTGTGCCATCTCAAACGCCTCCGTTTTGCAGTAAGTTCACAGCAGCAGCACGGTCGGCTACGCTGATATAGAAAGCCCTCAGCTCCTCCAGCCGCTTGAACACATCTCCATCTTCGCCGGAATCCAACCGGGCACGGTCAATGGCCGGCTGGAGCCTCTCGGCCCAGATGCGGAAGTTCTCGGCAATATAGGAGTGGTTCACATCATCCACGACCAGAATCTCAGCATTGGCGGCGTTCCAGCTCTTGGCATCCATCTTGGTGCGCCAGCTTCCAGCATTTACCGCAATGGGCCAAAAGGCCGTGGCATACTTGCCCTCGCTCAGTTTGCCACTCCTGCACAGCTTGTTCAGGCAGCAGCTCTCGCCGTACCAGCAGGGGTCGCCGGGTGCGTGAATCACCGCGAACAGACCATTATCCGACTTGAAATAGCCTCCAGATACCAGCACCACATCGCCGGTCTGAATCTGCCTGCCGTTCTTATCAACCATAAAATAAACCTCCCATGTACTCATTATTTTCTGCGGTGGCTCCCGCGACACCCTTTCGGGTGTTTCGACCTGTGCCGGAGGTCATCATCAGGCGGGGTTGACATTATCGTAGGCCAGCTTTGCGGCCTTCAGGGTTCGGAACATCTCAATGACATCATCAATGTGCCGACCTCCTACATCACCATACACGCACCATCGCCAGCACCAGCGGCCATTGATGCGAACTTCCCGTTGCCGGATGTAGCACTTACCGTCCTCACGGACGTATCTATCGGAATCCTTAAACCACCTCATTGTTCAGCCCTCCTTGTTCTCCAGCAGCTCCCAGTCAGCAGGGTCAAACTGGCTGGCCGGGTAAATGCTGCGGTCATCAGCGAGGCACATGATCTTTTTGCCATCACCGTTGACATCGCAGAACATCACGGACATGGTGCCGTCCTCCTCGTTCCAGACCTTGTTTCCCTCGTGCAGCACATCGAAACTTTTCATTTTTCTTTCCTCCAATTCAAGGCTCAGCCAAAATACTTGGCAGCAAAATCCTTTTTGCTCATAACATGAGCATCGTACACATACTCGATTGCGTCTTCGGAATCCATATCCGCGCCATTGACAAGCTCTCTCACCTGACCGGTCAGGTTGTTCTCTCGGATGTACTGTTTCATCATTTCGATGTTCTTCATTTTTCTTTCCTCCAAAGTGTTGATTTTTTGTAATTTCTGAGGTACTATTTTAGTAGTATCAATCTACTTTCCACGCTTCTATTATACTACTTTTAGAACTTGATGTAAAGCGTTTTTCTACATTTTCTTAAAATTCTACGAGGTATTATTCATGTTTTACGAAAGATTTTTAGATTTATGCACCCAGAAAGACATAGCACCATCAGCAGCAGCAAAAGAAATTGGCCTTTCAAACGCCACCACAACGCACTGGTCACACGGCACAGAGCCTTCTATGACCTCGGTTCATAAGGTTGCGCGGTATTTCAATGTCGATGTGAACTACCTGCTAGGCAAGGATTCAGGCAATGAGGCTCCGGCAAAATACTCACCGCTTCCTGATGACGGCGCAGACAAGGGCAGCACTGTCGCATTCCAGTTCGACAGGTTTTACAATCTCTGCAAGCAGCAGGGCAAAAAGCAAACCTATCTTTATGAGCTGGTCGGTATGCCTTCAAAGGCCGGCAGCAACTTGCGGAAAACAAAGAAAGTCAAACCTGAAATTTTGGAAGTCTGGGCCAGAGAGTTGCACACCAGTGCAGCATACCTAAATGGCGAAACAGATGACCCGGCCGCTCCAGAGGAGCAAGAGGCAGCGCAGCAGCAAGCAAAAGAAAAAGCCCCGGCAGCAGATAGCAGCCGAGGCGTTACGGATGAAGATCTGAAGTTCGCACTCTTCGGGGGTGGCGATGTGACAGACGCTCAGTTCGAGGAAGTCAAGAACTTCGCTCGTTTTATAAAGGAGCGGGATGCGAATGGACAGAGTAAGTGAGCTTTACGACACAGCAGAGAAAAGTGGAATAGAGGTGCTCAGCTTCCCACTGCCGGAAACGGGCAGCCTCAGCATCGAGCAGGGAGGAAGATGCTATATCGGCATCGACAGCAGCCGGAAGCTGACGCAGGCAGAGGAGGCCGCCCGCCTTGGGCACGAGCTTGGCCATTGTCTATACGGAGGGTTCTATACACGCGCCACGCCTTACGATCTCATGGAGCGGCATGAGGTCAGGGCCGACCATTGGTACATACTTCACGCGATACCAGAGGGCAAGTTGATGTCACTGCTCCAGCAGGGCCTTGATGCTTGGGAGATAGCAGAGGAGCTTGACACAACGGAAGAGTACGTCAGGCGGGCATACTACTTTTACAAGGACAGGAGAGGAGGTTGGCTGTGCTGTGAAAAAGAGAACAGGAACCGCGACATGGAGAGAGGCTGAAGGCCGCTGGCGAATCAAAGTCCAGAAGAACGGAACGCAAAAATGCTTTTACAGCAACACGCCGGGCAGAACCGGCCAGAGGGAAGCCAACGCCAAAGCGGACGCATGGTTGGATGATAGCGTCAGGGATGGCCGAAAGAAGGTATCAGCTCTATACGATGAGTGGGTGGAAGATGTGGCCCTTTCAGCCGGGACATCTTATGTGATGCAGTGCAGGAAGTATGGAGATTATTATATCCTCCCGGTGGTCGGCAATCTCAGAATCGAGGAGCTGACCGAGGGTGATCTCCAGAAGGCCATTGATATGTCGTACAAAAAGAGGTGCCTGGCAAAGCGGAAGGTTATGAAAACCAGCGACAAGCCCCTCAGCAAGAAAACACTTATGACTATTCGCTCCACCTCCAACAGCTTTCTGCGCTGGTGCCGCCGGAATAAGTACACCACCCTGAACCCTGAGCTGAGCATCCCCAAGGGGGCCAGAATGGGAAAGCGGAAGATACTCCAGCCAAACGCGCTGAGAATCCTATTTTCGGTGGATACGCGCCTCTGGCACACGAAGCGAATTTTCGATGACTATATCTACGCATATAGGTTCTCTGTGTCCACAGGGGTGCGCCCCGGGGAGCTTGTGGGCCTATGGTATGGAGACATCAAAGGGAACACTGTCAGCCTCAGGCGCAGCATCAACACGCTGGATGAGGAGACAACAGGAAAGAACGAGAACAGCGTCAGGTCTTTCGATATGTGCCAGCAGGCCAGAGAAGCATACGAGGCACAGGTGCAGCTCTTGAAGGCTCAGGGTGTCCAGCTCAACTATAACACGCCGCTGTTCCAGATACCCTGCCAGCGGTCTCTCGCCCGCCGGTGGGAAAAGTATCAGGACACAAATGGCATATCGCCCAGAATCACCCTATATGAGCTGCGGCATACTTTTGTCAGCATGGAGGCCGGGCAGCTCACAGAGGGACAGTTGAAGATGCTCGTGGGCCACAGCAAGAACATGGACACGTTCGGAGTGTACCAGCATGAGATGCAGGGCCAGAGGGCAGAGCTGGCAGATGCCACCACGGAGGCCATCAAGAAGGCCCACGGGTGAGCAGCAGGCCCCAGCCCCAGACCGTGCGGGCCGGAAGAGCATTGGGTGGTCAGATTGGAGCCTCCACCCAAACGGCCACCCAGTTGGCCCCAGTTGGCCCCACTTTTGGCCCCACATATTTTTGTAAAAAATAAAAAGAGCCAGCAAATAGATGCAGGCCCTTCCAGAAAAAACGATGAGCTTTCAGTAAAAACATCTGGTTTTTACAACGGCGATGAATAAAAACAGTTGTTCGATTCCCATTACCCGCTCCAAAAGACCTGAACCTTGAACGGTTCGGGTCTTTTCTTTTTGTCCTGCACTGGGCAGTCATCTTGCAAACCGGAGGCGGAAATGCTACAATAGAGCCATAAAAACGCTGAAAGGGGAACGCTACAATGGAATTCCGCGATAAACCGATGGAGAACCTCATGCGCCTGCAGGAGAAGGATATCTGCAAAAATGTTAACGCCCTGCTGCTGGAGGGCGAGCAGATCGTGGGCGCATACAAGACGGTGCGTGATCAGGTGGTGTTCACCAGCCACCGCATCATCATGGTGGATATGCAGGGGGTCACGGGCACGCGGCAGCAGCTTTTTGTGCTGCCTTACCGCAAGGTGCTGCACTATGGCATCCAGACGGCGGGTTTTGGCGATCCGCTGCAGGCGTCCCAGTTGACAGTCTGCTTTGCGGACGGCCACGAGGCCAAGTTTGGCTTTATTGGGCAGAAGGACCTGTTTCAGGTGGCAAACGCTATCAGCGCCCGCATCCTGTAA